TAACCAATCACGCTCAATCTGATCTAATATCTAAATTTAGTTGGTTTCCATTATATTATACTCTCAATTATCCATTTCTAGCAATATATGTACTCTCATAAGACATAAAAATGTCAAGTGACAATTATCTCCAATTTTTAAGAAAATATACCTATTATAGAGATTTAATCTCTTATATTTATTATTTGGCCATCTAAAGGTATTCTTCTGGTGCCAAAATCTCTTTATTAATTTTAAATCCAATTCCGCATTAATAGTAAAGTTCATCCCAAGTTGATATAGGCATATATTTCAGTAGTTTATACTCCGAAAGTTTTATGGCAATATTTTAAATGGTAACACCTTAATTTCTAAACTGTTTGACTATATTGTATGTAATATCAGGGTTATATAACATTAATCTTCTATAATTATCTCTATTTCTATATACATTATATAAATTTTCTTTAATTTAATGTTCTCTTATTTAACCTGACAATATTTTTGATATGAAGAAATTCTTTTCTGTATTTAATTTAAGGTTTTCTTCTTGTTATTCTTGTTATTTTAACTAATCATACAATATTTTCCTTGGATCTGTTATTTAATCTGCTTTAGAATATTATTACTAATTTTTCCATGTTATCATCATCATCTAAGGTTTACCCCAATCATCCAAGAGTTGTGGAAATAGTCCAAATCCTCCATATTATTTTGGTGTTAATATTAATTATTATACTAACCTTAGTTTCTATATCTATTTATATCCGAATAGGTAGGAGTGGAGATCATGTAGAATTATCTCTGGCAATTTAGATTTAACAGATTTTTAATAACTTAAACGTTTAATCAGTTTCGAATAGACCTCTACTCTCTATGATATACGTTTATGTTTTTGTGAACTATAGAATTGTCCATCTTCATCTGTGTCCCAAATATCCTTATTAGGTTTCTTAAAAATTAAAGAGCTCAATACCCTGCTTGGATATTTATATTTTCTTATCTTTTAATCTACTATAGCATAATTTGTCTGTAAAAATTCAAAATTGTTTCGAGATATTAATTGTTATAGTTTAAGTTTTAATCCACAAACTCTCATCAAATCTAAGTATTATTATATTGTATCTTTTGTCACTTATTCATGAAATAGAATTACTGCATCGTCTCCGAATACTAATCTATCCTCTATTAATGGCTTTAATTAACTACGTACTTACCAATCTACTATTATATTTCCACCTGATGTTTATAAGTTATAAAAGTACTGTTCAACCAATTGTATCTAAAACAAATTTATTATCGATCCTAGTATAGATGTTAGTGGAAATCCAGACAACAATCCACCTCTTAATCTAAACTTTACTTTATCAGCATAAACTATTGTATTTCTAAGATTTAATATTATATTGTCCAAAATTTATTTAATAAAACTCCATCTTTCATTCTTCTATATCGATTCTAAGACAAATATTATATGATCTAAAGATACATGTTAGTCAAAACTAGATTGATCAATTGATACGAATGTGCCTTTACCTTATAATAAGAATCTTTCAGACTAAAACTTTTGGTTTAGTGATCCAATGTTGTGTGTTCTGTATCTTAGTTCTAGTACCCTTTTAATTATAAACATTTAAATGTAACAATCTAGAGATATATTTATAACTGCTCTTTCCTTAGCTGGTTCTGGTTTAATAAAAGCTTTGGCTACATAACCTTATCTATTGTTTATCTATTCATTAATATAGTTTTAGAACCCTAATTATCCTAATTCATTATATTTTCTTAAGAAAAACATAGTTTTACTTTCTCCTTTACCATCTTGTACTGAACCTGAAGAGAACCAAAAATCTGGAAGATAAATTTGTTTTAAAAACAATTCTTAATCTAAACTAAATTTCCAATTAAATTACTCTATAATGATCTAATCACATATTTGTTTTTAAATTTAATAAGGAATTTAACTAAAGGTGTTTTTATCTTCGACCCAATTTTTGACATCTTCTATATGATCTGCTATTTTTCCGGTTCTATATGGTTATACTTATTGTAGTCCTACTATCCCGAATAATTGTTACAATCCTTATGTTACGATTAAATTGGATTACTGTTTTAGTGTTTCTGTTAATCTTGTTTGGTCCATTTAGTTATTAATTAGTAGATTTTTTAAGTGATAGTATGCTTATTATTATTTACTAGTACGTAATATAACTTCTATAAGAGGAAAAGCAATAATGAAATAATCAGGTAAAGTGGTAATCCATTGAGGTACTGAGTAATTTATTAATGATAAGTTAACTACTGACTGATCTTAAACTTATCCTATAGTATATAGCTATCGTAACTATATTCTTCTCTCTCCATCATTATTAACTATGATCTCTTTGATTATACTATTGGGATATTTTCTAATATTAATATTACTGTCAGTAGTGTTAATGTAAAATTCTTCAATCTGTTTGATACACTAACTTTTTATGTTTTTGCTCTTACATAACCTTACTCTTAAAAGCCTGAGTATACATTTGATTCAACAGAAGACCAGTTGACATTAGTAATATCATTACTTTTCCAAATTTCTCTATATGCTATGGTGTTTAAAGCGAATTAATTTGACCAATCTGGGAGTATTAAGAAATTGATAGATTAGTATTGATTATAAATTACCGGATTTTTTGCTAAATGTATGGTATCACTTTAATCTTAAGCTGGTACTCTAGTTAATTTGGTTGTCATCGAAGTGAAACATTATCTTATGACCTTTGGATGTATTCTAGTATCTATAGTTTAAGAGGTTAATTATTCGAAAGGTATGATTATTCCTGGAGGATAAGTGTTGTAAATATTTTGTGTGTAATGCAAAACAAAGTTTTCAATATTTTCTGGCAATATGATATAATTTGGTTTGCATCCTGGTATTGCTATTACTTTACAACCTATGTTATCAATTTAATTACCTTAATCACTTATAATATTGTAATATTTATAATTTACTGGTATAGTTCCATATAAGTTTAAGAATTGAGTATCCGGTTCAGGTAAGTACATATTAACCATATCCTTATCTACTTCTTTTCCTGCTAAAAATGATTTTGGGAAGTATATCATCTGTTCATCTCTAAATTGACATAGTGTTATACCGACATTGTTATCTCCATTTTGGTAAAATCTATCATGTTAATCCCATTTACTAAAAGATGCATACCCAACTTAGTTAAATTAAGTATTGTTAACTCTATGTTAGTGGTGTAATTCCAGTGGCTCAACTGCTGGAGATCCGTCTTTTCTATTTCCAACGAATATAACATACATTTTCTTCATTTCTTACCTTATATCAAAGAAATTAATTGCTTATTAATGATTGAAACCATCGCCTTATGTTCCATATTAATATGTATTGTATAACGACATTTTCTATTAAT